ATGAGAAAAATATTGTATGCATGCTACATCGGTATCTTGGCTTTTATATTAACCTCGATGTCATTGCTTTATCAAAGATATATCCCTGTTGAACGTACAATTGTAGACAGAATTGAGGAAGTACCAAGACTCGCAGGCGGCTTTCCATTTGTCTTTTTAATTGATGGAGATTTTACCTCACCTGGTAACAGTATAAGCGCATTATTTATTTTTTGGGATCTAGATGAGTTCCTCTTTAACTACTTTATTCTAGATTACTTATTCTGGTTAGGAATCATATTAGCTTTATATTTTGTGAATAAGAAATTTAAGCTTATATAGTTTTTAAGTTTTATAAAAAGCCCTCACTTGGAGGACTTTACTAGCTAAAGAATCAAATTCACTTTATATAACACTATATGTTACATATTTTTTTGATTTTGATCATTTGTTGATTCTGCTGACCTGGCATCTGTTGATTTGATTGGCGTTGTTGATCATTTTGTTGATTCTGCTGACCTGGCATCTGTTGATTTGATTGGCGTTGTTGATCGTTTTGTTGATTCTGCTGACCTGGCATTTGTTGATTTGTTTGGCGTTGTTGATCGTTTTGCTGACCTTGCTGGTTCTGGTGACGTTGTTGATCATTCTGTTGATTAGTCATTATAATACTTCCTATAAGTTTAAAATTAACAACTAGAATTCTATCTAGCCTATATAGAATACCTGATTGTGCTAACGATATATCTTTGTAATGTTTCAAAATAAAAAAAATGTAAATTGTTTAAAAAACTAACTAACTATTAAACAAAAAAATTCTAAAATTACTAAAAACATAAGAATTACATTTTTAACCTAAAGTTACTTTTAATTACTTTTATATATTAGCTACTATCTAGACTTCTATTAACAATGAAATCAATTAAAATAATTCTTATATATTTCAATAGAAAAATTAAATTTTATTAATAAAAATAGAGCTACTCAAGGCGGCTTTTGTTTTTAAGCATTTTGTATTTTCCTAGTATAGTTTTTCATATAGTAATCATGGTCTTATCTATTTTAATTAAAATAAGTGATATTTCTAGTATTAGAAATATATAAAAAATAATTCATACAAATAGTTAGCCCTTACTTGGAAGGCTTTTTAAAATAACTTTTACAACCACTCATAAAGTTGACACTGACTTTGGGAAGTTCTGGAAATTCTATAGTTGCTATTGAGCATTCTTCTTTAGACTTGAGCTGGTTGTCTCTTGCAAAGGTATAACCTTTATATTCTTCACTACCTTCTTTATACCCATTTAATATTTCAGGTTTGGATGCAATAGCTAGATAACTGTAGAAAGCTATACCTACAACCAATATGACTGAGAGCATTCCCCAGAAACCCTTTGAAATCTTCATTTTTATTCTTCTTTAGTTGAAAGCAGATAATCTACATAAAAGTTGTGATAAGTTTAAGAAAAAAATGACGGATGAATATAATGAAATTTTTAATGATAATTTTATTGGGGTTATCGACTACTTCTGCTTTCGCTGTAAAGTGCGCTGACTTTAAGACGCACAAAGAAGCACAAAACTATTTCAATGCCAAGAAACCTGGTTATAAGCGATTAGATCGGGATAAGGATGGTAGTGCTTGTGATTGCCTACCAGGTGGGAATGGCACTCATTGTCCAAGACGACGGTAATAAAAGTATCAACCTCAATGACCATCTATTACAGATAACAGTTACTATTTGCAGCTGAAGTAATCGTACCAAATCCTATAGGTATTGATTACTTGTTATAAACGAATTTAAACATTAATGATTCGATTGAAATTTAAAATAGAAACCAATTCAAAAATATTTATATTTTTAAACTTAAATTGGATGCCAATATGAAAAATATTTTAAAAGTTGCAATCTTAGTCTTATCTTCAATTGGAGTAGCTCATACATTTGCAAAACCTGTCGAAACACCTATAGTTTTTAAAAAAGGTACGTATGGCACAAAGATTAAGGGGAATTTTAAAGGGTATAATGATGCGCGATATACAGTGCGTGCTCAGCGTGGACAAATTTTAAAATTTAATATTTTAAGTACAAGAGACCTAGCTTACGTTAATGTCTATGCTCCGGGTGACAAACCAGGTGAAGCGGAGGCAATTTATATTGGCTCGACATCAGCAGACTCCACAGGTGAGATCATTCTGCCAGAAACTGGCATTTATACTATTCAAGTTTATCAGATGAGAAATTCTGCACGTCTAGGTAGAGCAGTAGACTTTAATTTAGATTTAAAAATTTTAAATAATATTAAAAAGTAAAAAACTAACACAGAAACAGCCCGCATCAGCGGGCTTTTCTATAAGTAATCACGCTTCAGTAACCTGAGTCGCTGTTACTCCTGACATAAGGGGCAGATTATAGCGATGCTCAGCCGGTCGTGAAGTTTTGCCATACCAGCGAAATTCCTGAAATTCGGATTCGGCATACAGTGCATAGCAGACCATATTAGACTGGTTGCCGCCTAGACAGACCAGCTTGCCAGTTTTCTGGTCACGTCCAACCACAAAGCACACATGGCCACCACCCTTTCGGGTTTTCACTGCCACACACCCATAAGCCGGTTTATATAGACGTGTACCATAATTCACATAATCTAATGCGCGGTACCAGTGTTTTGGATAAGCTATTCCGGCCTGTTTTAAGCACCACGCAATAAAAGTGCCGCACCACGCTGTCTCGTCTTCAGCCCACCACGCTTTAAGACTCTTTAGCCATTTTAGAATAGTCGGGTTATGGGTTGTCTTGCTGGTATTCTCACGTAAACCAATGTGCTTTTTAGCTTCAATGATCCAGGGTAAATCATAACTTTGGGTAACCTGTGGAGTAGCAGCCAGCAGCGTATTAATACCTGTCAACTGTGGACCTTCAGCAAGTTCCGGTTGTGCAAATTTTTTACCGATATGAGCCAAGCCCGGCAATACCAGACATGTAATAATAAAATGGTACTGCAAAGGAATAATGTGATAATCCAGTGCCCATTGCAGTACAAAGAGCAACAGTGAAATGACTGCGCCCAGATAGGGTAGTTTTACCGCAAGATATCTCAATGCATTTTCATTCATTAAAATCATTTTCCACTCCAGTGAGTTACTTTGTTTTTTAACCAGCTTTCGATAAATGAACTGCCCATAATTCCTAAGGCCGTTGCGATGGCAATGAGTGCCAGTGGATGAATATCGGGAATCTGTAGCAGTACACCTCCTGCCAGTACTGAAGATGCTGATCCCAGAATGGAACGGCCCAATACCAGCCGTGTTGTCAGCTTTTCATCTGATGCCAGCAGTTTGGCCAAGCCAATAACTGCGCCGATAAAAACCAGCATCAGGACGGTTTTTTCATGCTCCTGCATGAGCTCTCCCTCATTTTTTAGATATAAAAAAAGCACCCCGTAGGGTGCTTAAACTGTTTTAGCTTTCTTAAATTTCTATCTGTAACACCCTGCCTTCAGGCGCTGGACGCTTGATTTCGTTGTTAGATACAAATACCCGGGTACCGGTGGAGTATTTGGTACTGCTGGTGCACAGAACCAATCCGCTACCATCGACCACTAAAACCTTATAATTGGGATGATCTGCTGAGGTGATGGTGCCAATGAACTCTGGAGCCTTGGGCAATAAGTCGATTAAACGCTGTAATGGATTACTCACGATTGATGCTCTCCACTTTAATACTCTGGTTAATCACCGCATGATTGAATGACACGTTCACCCCCTCAATAATGCCCCACCATTCAGCATTAAATGCCACTAAATCACCAGGTACACATTCACTCACATCCGGACCAATCGGCATCACCAGATTGTGGGTTTCGACCAGACCTGACTTGGCCAGAACTGCTTTGCCATAAGACCCCATGCTCTCAACGGTAAACAGTGGATTGTTCGCTGTTTCCAGCAAAGTATCACCTGCAGTGCCAGTACGTTTAATCTGGCCACTTAAGCCAGAGCGGTCATTGGTCAAAGTAATCCCGTTATAATCAGGATAAGGCTCATAATCGGTAGACTGCTCTGTGACCAGGCTTTCAGGGATCAGCCGGTCATATTCTTCAACCGTGATTGAATCCCAGAATGTTTTTTTGTACTTGGGCTTTATAGTGATGGTATCGCTGCCCTTCTCGCTGTAGACAAAGCCACCTGCAGACTCGGCTATCATTTTGATTACAGCAATGGGGGTCATGTTGGAATAGCTTAGGCTGCCCGCTGGGACAATCCAGCTCAGCTCATCGATCAGCCCCCACTGCAGTGTTGTTGAGCTGTTGACCCGATCCAGTTCAGCCTGACAGAGCTGCCGTGCGGTCCTTTCATTCTCCTGGGTAAATGAGCGTGTCGGTGCATAGGGAGCGTCCAGTAAAGCGGACTGGCTACGGCCATTCAGGGTATAAGTGGTTTCGGCAAAGCGACGTGAGCGGCTACGGTTTTCAAGCAGCATGTGATGTTCGGTACCATTCACCATAACTCTTAAAATCACAGGCTGACCATTAACCGGTTCGAGCTTTGGTATTTCAGACGCAGGTACGCTCAGGCTATATGACCAGCACCAGCGGCTACGATCTGTACTATAACTGCCATCATACACTTGGATGTTCTGACCATTGTCCAGACGGCTTACGGATAATTCATTCACGATATACCACCAGTTGCGGTTTGGCAGGGCTGGAATACAGTCATCTGCCCCAAAGTTTAAAATAAGGTTGTGTGGATCTGACTCACTGCACAAGCAAGTAAAGTTGAGGTCAGTCCTGCCCACGTATTCAGGAAGCTCAGGTTGTGGCCAAGGTTGAACCGGATGCTTTCGGTAATGAATGGCTTTGGCTTTATCCCATGCAATGCTACTGGTCGTGATCAGTTCAAGACCTTTATCCCACTCGAATGCAAAACACTTTTCAAAGACGTGGGCTACTTGATGCGAATAGGTAAAGTTTCGGCGCTTCCGTACCAGCTCCTCCCAATCTGTAATACGGTTAATCCTGAGCTTGTTGCCCTCTTCAAATACCAAGGTTCGCGCTTTGGCCAGTCTTTTGTTTTCTTGCCAGATAAAGTACGTATCACTAGATAAACCAGTCGCCTGCTCATGCTGTAACTGAACCGAGCGGTACAGCAAGGCAGCCTTTTCAAAGCCAAGTAATGCCTGGTTGCTTAACCCTAAACTGTGCTCAAAATAAAAGGCGCTGTGATGCGCCCGTAATACCGGTTTAGCCCAAGGGATTTCAATTACACTTAAACAAGGCAAAGCTCCCTGATAGCCAGCTATGAGATAAACCTCAATGCCACGAATAAAGTTGATATCGAAAATTGCTGCAATCTCAGTCTTGAATCCGGTATCCAGCACTGTATCAATCGTGCACAGATTTTCAGCAAACTCAGCATTAATCTCAAAGCTAAAACGAGTGTCTAAGACAGTTTCGATCTGTCCAACAACATGTGTATTTTCACTAAATACAGCAACTACATCAAAGCTAAGTTCAGTATCTAATACCGTATCTATAACTGCAGTATTGGTACTACTGTCGGCATAGATAGCAGTAACTTCAAATGAAAATTCAGTTTCGAGTACTGTATCGATTACAGCTGCAACATCATCACCAAAATTAAGATTGGTTGAACCATCGGCCAGATGCTCAAAATTCAGAATGATATTGTGACTATCGGTATTATCAGGCTTAAAATTTAGGTTTAGGTTGTGAGCATCAACGGTGCCGAGCTTATTTTTAAAATCCACATGAGCACCCTTTTAATTCAAGGTCTGAGTTTTATTGATGTAATCGACAATGAACCACCCAGTGCAAGATTGGTATTCGCCAGGGTGATATCAATGTCTACGGTTAGGTCAGCAGCTACCTCACCAGCACCGTTATAAATACGTGCCCATGTTGCTGTGCCTGACTTAATCACCGTTGCCGTATCAGTTGGATGAAGCTCAACATAAGTGGCTGTAGTTTCTTTGATACATGGCTCAGGAAATGTGAGTGTCACTAAAGCATTGTTTGAGTCTGCTGTAATAGCAGGACTGGCAGGCTGCACACCTTCATAAAAAATAACGGTAGCGCTTTGGCTACCGTCATCCATAAAGTTTGCAAAGGCTTGAATCATAGCAAGCCGAGCATTAACTGAAGTTTTACTCATTTCGGCCTCATGTTGTCTTGAATAACTGCGTTAAATTGTTGCTTTAAATCAAAAGCCACAACAAAGGTTTTTAAATCTTGGTTAAGCCCTAAAAAACTATAATCCCCATTTTTATTAGGTCTTCTGAAGGCTATAGGCATGTAGTTATCTTTATTAAAAAGTCCAACCACTGCGTCACTATACTGAACCCCCAGCTTTTTTACTGACCCGCTAATTTTACAAATTACTGGTGTAATAGGAATAATTTGAAAAGCGGGCGCCGTTTTAAAAACTTGCCTCCTTACCGGTTTCATTCAAACTCCCCTAAATAAAAACTATACCCGCCGCCTAGGTTTACCGTGAAAGCTGCCTCTGTAACATACATTGAAGTATTAGATAAAACTGGCGTTGTTTCATTTACAGAAATGGCTGAGCAACTATACAAAATATGTGGCAAACTGCCGCGCAAATATCCATCAGAATCACCAAAAGGCACATTCATAAAACTGTTAGCCCCCTTGTTATATATGGTGGATGCTCCGCTGGCATAATTAAGAAGAATTGGCCGGGCCAATGTTTGGGCTTTGGTTAATCCGTCAAGTGTTTTTTTAGGGATGTAAAAGTAAGAATGTTGCTCAGAATGAGATAGTGGCAAAATCCCGTTGTAAGTGCTTGCAGAAGTAAAAAAAACTAAAATTGAAATCAGCCGCCATGTCAGCAACAGTAGACATTAAAAACCAGGGTGGCATTAAGGTGTTGTCATCTGGATCAATATAAATCCCCGCCCCGTTTAAAACCTTACCTTTTAATCCATCGGTGCTTGATACCATGGATACCAGAAAATAAAAGGCGTCTGAATCCCCGACTAACGTAAAACCACGGTTTCCGGCTGGCGGGGCTGAGTTATCATTTCTATACCCAACTGTTTCTGAATTTCTCGACCAATACCACCGCGACCAGCCACGCTTTACAGTTGATCCTGTGCCTGTAATCTTCCAGTTTTTATCTAGCTCTCCTGACTTAACTGGGATTTGGTGAACATCGGGTTTTAGATAGTCGTCTATGTGATCCATGTGCTCCAATAGTCCGACCATTGCATATTTGGCATAAGTGGAATTATATGTGTTTGTGCCATCGGACAAGGTTTCATCAACCCGGATGTATGGGTGCTTTTCTGTGGCATTTTTCGCACGATAGACCCGCTTGACATCCCCAGTGTCGCGAAAAACAATCTCATAACCCAATGGTGGTAAAATTGCCCCACCAGTTGTGATTATTGCTGTTTCTGTAATTGGGTTTTTAGGCTTTAAAATCAGTTGATTTGCGGACGGCACACCTTTTACGCGATATCGCTGATTAAGCACCGACGGGGCAAAACCAGAAAGCTCAACCACTTGCAAAATTAATGCTTTATGATTTGCAAAAAAGGTTAAATGGACGCTTCCATCCACATCTATTGAGGCCGCCGTGATTGCTGGTAATTCAACCCCATTCACAAGGGTTTTATCCAACATACGGATCATTTCACCCCATTCATTATTTAAAGTTAAACCATTCAAGTGGCTAAAAAATTGCACATCTACTTCTGTTACCATTTTATTTGATCCATAAAAAAAGACCGCATAAAGCGGTCATAGCTGATTTAAATTTTAAATAACGCGGTCAATATCACCACGCAGCATGATCTGAAACTGGTCTGAAATTGCTGTAGGCTCAGATTGCTTCACCGTGCGGATCACCCAGACTGGGAAAGTTGCAGCGACCGTGTTAAAGCGCAGTACATTGCCACTTACCCAGCCCTGCCCCCAGCCTTCCTTTTTCACCACAAAATATGGTACACCGGTGACCGGATTGATCGGTACAAAGTCCGTATTCACAGTCCCTGTACCAATCTGACCCGAGTATTCCCCGATGCAGCGGAACGATTGATCTCCAGTAAAAACCAAGGCCCAGCGTTCCTGAATCGCGCCATTATTTGTAACTTTAATTGGATACAAGGCATCATTGTAATTGGCTGAAATCGCCCCTTCAGATGGCTCATCTCGCCAGAGGCTGTTCCAGGTCTGCTGTACAAATTTACCGGTAGACCGGGCCTGCATATCACCAATGACTAGCGCTGAACCGACAATGGTATTTTCAGCATCATAGTTATGTGTAAGTGGCTTAGTAAATGTCAGCTGGCCGTTGATCTGCACATCACGGATTAGCAACATGTCCTGATAGCGATATTTCATTGTCAATGGTGCGGTCAGCGCATTTAAAGCAAAATCACCACCTAGCGTAAACTTGCCATAGTCATAGTCCACGCTGTACATATCGAATGGCACTTTTACCCCGTCGGCATCTTCAAGCTCGGCCCATGAAATGCGCTGATCTGGCAACTCATAAGTCTGGCCAGCGATATGATCTGGCAGTTCAAATATTTTGCTGGAACTGACAATACCGATATCACCCACCCGGAAGATCGGTACCCGGCCATCCAGCGGCAGACGGGTAGCAGACAAGCCCAGAATTTCGGCATCCAGCGGGATGTAGGTATAAGCCACCGCGTTATAACGTACAGTCTCCGGCGCAACCCAGACCGGTATATTGATATAAGTTTCAGTGCCTTCCTGATACTCCAGTAATAGGTCATACCAGGGTTCACTCTCCAGCCCAGGACGGTTAGCCTCAGTAATCTTGGTTTTAGTATAAAAAAACAGATCCACAAAACCGGTATCGTAATTAATCTGGCCATGTGCCCGGCTGGTTTCAATGATGCCATCGTCATCAGCCCGCAATGTCAGCTGGCCATAGTCTAAAGTGGCTACGACGACTGTTAATGAACCGGGACGCAGTGGACTGACCGGCGTTCTAAAGCTGATACGGTTGACCGGGGGCATATCTGTAGTTGTAGTGAGAGACTGCAGTACCAGCTGGTTATCCGTATTCGGTGTCCAGCTAGCGATTTCAATCTTGCCGGTACCATACTGAATGCTACCGGAACTGGTGCCACTGTTATTGGCTGGATTTACATTGCGTACCAAGGTGCCAGTACGGTCCAGATAAGTGTCTGAACCCAGCATAAAACGCACTGCTCCGGAGAGGATCTGCTCATCAAAACCCCGGGTTAAATCAAAACGTAGCTTGTCACCAGTAATCTGTTTGACCCCGGCACTTACGCCTGAGCTATCCCGGTATTTCACGCTAATACTGGTCGCCCGGTATGCCCCGAGCTGCACTACTTCTTCCTTAATTTGAGAAGTGGCGGGTAAATAAAATGACATATTTATGCTGCTCCATAAACCGCAGTTGGTATATAGGACTTGGTGAAAACCGAGCTGGTCGCTTCAGGAATAATTTCTACCGCACCTGTTGCATAGGTAATGGTGCCCTGTACCTTGCCCTGACTATTGACCAGATTGCCCACCTCGGCATTCACTGGAATATCAGTTAAAACCACCGTACCGATGACTGAACCGATTTGATCAGCAACCGGTACACTTAACTCAACACTATTGGGTTGTATTGCAGCACCTGAACCAATGGTAAATTTCAGCTTTTGATCAGTTGGCATGACATTTTCAACAATCTGATCAAGCGGTACGCCATAGCTATAATTGATAGTAAAGACCGTGTTTTTCTGCGGCAGTTTATTCGGTACCAGCCGGCCTTGACCGCTGGCATAGTTAAAGGTACCCGTGGCATCGCCACTAAACTGACCTAAGGTGTTAGTAGTCGCGGTCATACTCTTGCCTTCGAGCAGCCATTTTACTGTCACGCTGCCTGAGGCTATTCCTGCCTGCTGCAAATCAAACTCGAATGCTGCCGGTTCAACCGCAAGACCTGAGCGTATAAATGTAGCCAGCGGTGTACCCCATAACAGTAAAATCGGTGTATTCACATCCGGTAAGGCACCCGTCGTAATAGACCAGGAACCGGTTTCATAATTGATATTGCCTGAACCAAACGAAGCACTCGAGCCAGACAACCGCCCAGAGCCGTCATCTTTCAGTTCATAAAACTTACCCTGTGACATATAAGAAACTGAAAGGCTGCCCGGGGCGGGTGGTGGTACCAGTACACCGGTCCAGTTGGCACTCTGGTTTTGTTGAGTGACGGGCCGGGTTTCCGACTGAAAGTACTGGTTGGGTGCTGAAGCAGGCTTAAAGGTAATACTTAAGTTTGCAGATCCTGCACCTGCAGCTTGTGTCCACTGGATCACACCGCGCTGGTAATCAATCGTTCCGACTTGCGTCCCTTGCATGTTTTTAAGCAGTCCGCCCTGGTCAGTGATCTGCTGGCCAAACAGGTTAAAAGACATGCTGGAAGGCATAACAGATGAGCCGATATACAGATTCTGAGCGGTACCAATGGTGGTCAAGTAAGTTGCAGTAATAGCAGCAGTGTTACCCGGTACCAGTACCATACTTTCCCCGGCTGCGTTTACATCCACAATTGGCGTTTCAGTCTGGGCAGATGGGACCAGCTGGGCAAAGATACTTTCCGCATTTACGGTAAACTCACCGACTTTTGCAGCAGACTTGAGATTGCTGGATGCATAATACTTGCCGGTATCGGCTACGATAGTATCCCGTAAAAATCGTTTGAGACTTATCGCCGCTGTACCATTGCTTGGCAGACAGCCCGACATAATCCTGATCGAGTGGATCATTAATGCTGTAAGTCGCAATTTTATATTCAACTTCCTTATCATCGATGATCATCTTGGCAATACGGGTCTCAACTTTGGTGATGCGAACATACTGCTCATGCTGCAGTGCCTGGCCTTCTTTCGAGACCAATACCAGTGTACTGCCCACCGAGCTTTCGACTTCACTTGGAAACATCGCCACCTGCAGGGTTTTCATACCGGCATAATGTGTATCCAGTGGACTCCCTGCTGCCTGTCCCCCCTTGGCCAGATAATTTTCAATCCGGTTCTGGGCGGACTTGCGCTCATCGATCCACGACTTTGTACTAAACAGCAAAGCTGAGACATTGGGATCTTTTGGGTTTTCCGAGATAAAGACCGTAGCCCCCATAAGCAGGTCTGTATCATTCGTTGTCACGGCGGGGAACAGTTTACGCAGTGACACATCCCCCATGGTGCGGTCCAGCTCACTCACATCATTAAACAGGTTATTACTCTGGCCATCTTCAATCATCTGGCCAGAGTACTTGCCGCCACCATCTTCTGTATCGCTCAGGCGCTCGGACTTATAGAGCACCAGATTTTTAGTTTCAATTGCCACTGTATAGTTCCCCCACTTCAATAAAACGTAAAGTCACGTTGTAATAGTCATCGTCAGATACAGATGGAATTCCCTTCACTGGGGCAGCTTCCAAAGCCCCGGCTTCATGGTTAAAAATCACATGAAATTCACGTCTGTCGTGCTGATACTCAAAAGCCAGAATGAATTGTTCAGATAAAGCAGACCAGGCTTGAACCGTGCGTAAATCACGGCGTTTGATCCAGCCCATCGTGTTATCTGCCGGTTGCAGCACAATTGAACGACCTGCTTTTTTACGGCCCTCCTGGATAATTAGAGAACCATCAATAGCCCGACTCTGTTTCTGCTCGATGGGCTTCCATTCAAATTCATCAGACCATAAAAAACCGTCCTCAAGCGGGACGGTTTCTGATGTAGACACTCGTATTAATTTCATTAGCTACTCTTTTTTATCATTTCCAGTTTTCTCAGCATTGATTCCAGTTCATCACCATCATTAGGCGATCCATACATTGTTGCGGTTTTACCATTGCCTAGATCAAACTCATAACGTACGGTTCTGGCTGGATCTGATACCGGTAAACTGGTTTTAGGATAGCTCACATCCGGAGCCAGGCTGTTGATATTCACCTCAGGCACAACTGTTTTAGCTTTGGAGCTTGCACCTACACTGCCCGACTTGCCTGCATACTCTTCCAGCTTTTCCAGCTGCTCGGCAATGTACATATAATTGCCCGTCTGTTTCTGGTTGTCGTATGCAGAGACACCATAACGCGCAGCATATTCATGAGAGGCTGAACGGTAATAACCACCTGGACCCTGTTGAGCGGTCTGGAACAGTTCTTTAGCTTTCTGCTTAACATTGCCCCCATAACCCATTTCAGTCAGCTGCTGCTCAATCTCATCAACTGAATAACCGTTTTTAGCCATGACTCCAGTTTTAGAGGCTTTAAGCTTGCCCTGCATGGCAGTAAGCGCTTCTGACCAGGCTTCAGTAGAGGATTTGGCCTCCTCTCTTGCGACCCGGCCAGCTTCACGGTAACCATCACCAATGGCACTGGCTGAGTTCTCTACCCGATTATTGGCTTTGGCCCAGTCATTCATGGTTTTGACTACAGCCTGACCGCTGTCATCAATCTGGATTTCCAGATTGCGGCCTGCATTCGCAGCATTAGTCGCAGCAATCACACCTGCATCACCCGATGCTGCTGCAGACTGAGCAGCTTTCTCATATGCTTTCTGGATACCTTCAGCAGTCGCCTTTCCGCTATCTCTGACAGTGATGTAATCCATCAAAGCCTGTTGTGCAGCAAGCTTTAAATTCTCCTTGGTTTCAATGCCTAGCCGTTTAAATGCCTCTGTCACCGGATCAATATCATCCGGCAGTTCTAAAGCCTGCATCTTGATAGCAATTAGGCCCTGTTCGACTTGTTCAGCTGAGATTTCACCTTGATCACCAAATTCTTCAAGCTTGGACCTTGCGTAATCAATTTCAGCTTGGCTTTTAGCCGTCTGTAACCAGTTTGACCAAGACTGATAAATTATATCTCCTGCCGCTTTACCGGTAATACCTGCAGAAGCTAACTTACCTTTCAGATCAGTGACATTATTACCCTGCTCAGTAAAGGATTTAGAGACTCGATTTAACGCAACATCGATATCTACCCCAAGCTGCTTGGCTGCAAGAGAAGCTCTCGAATATGCATTTTCTGCCACCTGTCCAGATCCGGAATTAGCCGCATCCAGTTCCGCAGCACGTACATTGCGGTTATTGGCAAGTTCAGTTTCCTTCTGGTCAATACCCCGAAGGGAATCTTGTGCAGATTTCAATGCACTTAAATCACCAGTGCGCTTAGCCTCGGCAATCTGTTGTTCCAGAACTGCACGTTCAACGGCGGATTGTCTCTGAAAAGCCAGATATGCCTCATCTGCCTTTTGTAGATTCTCTTTGGCCAGCTTGACAGCTTCTTCCTTTTTGGCTGCATTATCTGCAGCCTGAGCAGCACCCCCCCAAGCCGCCACGCTAACCTTGCCTGCCTTATCCATTGTGACGATATAACCCTTCGTCATTAGATCAGCCTGCATGGTACCGTCAATGACCCCACCATTAGCTTTAATGGCAGCTTCAGCATAAGCTTGGGCAGAAACCAGCATGTCTTTATCCAGCTTAGCTTTACTGGTGGCATGCTCCTTCTCTCGATTTTCTAACTCGCCAGATTTCTGGATAATGGCATCAATTGTTGACTGGTTCCCATCCTTTCTAGCCTGGTTCAGCTGTGTATCGAGCGCAGCACGTTCTGTTGCTAACTCCTTGGTTTTCTGGTTAAGTCCCTTGTTTTGTTCAATCAGCTCAGCAAACGTTGCAGTACTTCCGGCTATTGCCTCCTGATTCTTCTGTTCTCGCGTTTTCGCAATATTGTCTAAAGCTTGTATAACCTGGACTTCATGGTTAATAGCCAACTCATCTGCTTGATGATAAAGCTGCTGAGCTTTGGCGGTAAGATCTTGAAATTCTTTAAAGGCCGCCTCTTTTGCATCACCAAACATAAATTTAGACTTCCAGTACATAAATGCACCAGTAGCCTCATACATAGCGCCAGCAAAAAGATTTACAACAATTGCTATGCCTTTAAAACCGTCATTAAATAAGGCAAATACTACACCTGCTGCCTCAAGTGCTTTTGTAAAACCATTTGTTTTATCAACGGCACTGTCTATGCCACTATTGAAATTAAATATAGACGTAAGTGCAGTATCTAAAACTTGAGTAGCTGTTCCAAAAACCTCTCCAAGTGATTCAACTAAAGACTTTAAAGTTTCATAGGCAGTACTTAAGGCTTCTTTAAGAGCCTCGATAGTTGCCGGATCAATTTTTTTAAGCTGATCACCGACCCAGATAAAACCATTACCAATATCGGTTAAAAGCCGTTCAACGACATCCATATTGTCAGCAATAGTTACCAGCCATTGTGCAACTGTTGCAGATGCGCCAGTGGACTGATCCATGGTACCAATCAGGATTTGCCATTGGGTCTGGATACGCTGTAATGCATTACCTATCGTAGTTGGAAACTTATTGTAGTCAGCTTCAATTGCAGCGGATTGTTTCTGTAAGGCCTTGATTACGCGCTCAGCAGATAACTCGCCGTTTTCTGCCATAGTACGTAACTCACCTGTAGTCACACCAAGGGATTGAGCCAAGGCTTTAGAAATTCCTGGAGCCTGTTCCATGATTGAGTTGAACTCATCACCACGGAGTACTCCAGATTGCAGTGCTTGGGTAAACTGGACAATAGCATCTTCACTGGCCTGTGCTGATCCACCTCCTGTTTGAATGGCCATATTGATGGTTTTTACCAGTTCCAGACTTTGCTGCTGGGTCATTCCCATCTGTTTGCCAACATCATTCACCTTGGTAAACAGGCTGGCAGTAGCTTCTAAACTTGAATTGGTAGCAAGTGCCACTTGATGCACACCCGCCATAGCTTGCTGAAAGTTACCACCTTCGCTGGTTGCAATATTGATTCGTGCTGAAAGTGTAGTATACGAATCCGCTGCCTGAGCAATTTCCCTCACACCGATACCAATACCAACGGCGGCCATAGCTCCCGCAAGAGCAGTCGCTGCAAATCTAGCCGCTCCCATCCCTTTAGAAAGATTGGAAACACCTGAATTTGCTTTTTCTGCCGCCGGTTCAACACCGTGAAGCTCATCTTTAAGCTTCTCAATCTGTTGCTCGGTAATTTTAGTTACACGCTCAACTTCTTCTGCAGGAAGTTTGCTATTAGCCTTAAAATCCTCTAGTTTTCGTTCAAGCGCAGTAATTGCATCATTAATAACTGTAGGCGGCTTAATGCCTAAAGCTTCATAGATTTCATGTCCGGTCTGCTTTGCGCTGGTTGAAGCCTTATCTGCACTGGTCGATACACTACGCATTGCAGAGGATGCTTGTGTATCAAAATCTGCAAATGCTGCTTTGGTCAGATCAACTGCCTGTTCAAGACCTTTGATCTTTTCTCCTGCAGCCTTAATTTCATCAAGAGTAACAGCTTCACTACTTTGTTCTAATGCGGAGAAAGCATTCTTAGCTGCCAGCAGCTCGCTTTCAAGCGTATTAATACTGCTAGTGCCGATACTACCAATTCGCTCAATTTCTTTAGTGCTGAGATTGGCCCCTTCACCCATTGACTGAATTGCACGGGTCGCAGTCTGGGCTTCACCTACTACTTGGCCAAGATCTACCGAGCTAAAACGTTGTAACTGATTAATCGAAGACTGTGTGGCATTGTCCACGCCACGCATAGCATTTATGGCAACGTCCTGATAGTAATTAAAAGCACTGGACGTTTCTTTAATGGCATCTTCAATACTTAAAACACGCTGCTTGGCGATTTCAATATCTTTTAAGGTACCATCCGTACTTTGCAAACGAACCAATTCAGCCTGAGCAGCTTTTAGGGCTGAATTAAGCTCATTGAGACCTTGTTCACCAGTGCTCGACATTGAACGTAGCTCACCAGCGCTAATAACCGATTTATCACCTAATGCTTCAATTTCTTTGGCAGCAGAAAAGAATTTAGTACCCAGCATTTCTGCAATTTGAAGCGCATCACCTGGAATAGCTTCACCAATCTCAAAGCCTGCCTTATTTGCCTTGGCTGCCGTATCTTGGAGTTCATTACCTAAACCATCAATCTTACCGGCTGTCTGAACAGCCTGCCCTTCAAGTTCGCCACCCGCCTGAGAGACTTCACTCAACTTTCCTTTAGCCTGATCTGCCTTCTTCTGCAAATCATCAGGAACTATTTTTCCAACTACCTGAGCTGCTTGTTCAGATGCAGCTTTTAGTCTTTCAGATTCCTGTTTTATTGCGGCATAAATGGCCTTAGTGACACTTTCAGATTCCTTAATATTCGATACATAATTTTTAGTATCAGCTTCCATCACAAGTTTAAAGGTTAATTCTTTACCGGCCATGTTCTTACTCGCAATAAAAAACCCACCGAAGCGGGTAAAATTAGGTATTAAAAAACCTCCCGAAGGAGGTTCTTGTTTTATTTAGAATTGCGCTCTTTCAAGAAGTAGCGCCCCATTCTCAATGTATCCGTTCCATACAACAGATCTAACACACTATCAAAACGCTTGGTAAATTCAGCAATATCCATTGTTGGATAAAAGCCCGGCGGTAGTGGCATTACTGATAAAACACCATCCCTAGCACTCACATGCCAAGAATCATACCGAGAGTTATTAAACTCATTGCTAATCTGCTGAGCTACTTGGATAACCTCTTGCGGATAAGGCAGAGCTTTAACTTCCTGTTTTTCCACTTTTGCCTTTAAATCCATTGTTTCCAGATAATGAACTGACTCGGCAAAATGAATTTCTAAAAGCTCTGCATAGCGCGGAATTTTAAAGTGCCGATTATGGCGACTCCACATTTCTGCATAAATTTTGCGATTGCCTTGAGAGCGACGATCTACAATTTCATGAAGTAAAGCTTGTTGTTCGGGTGAGATAGCTTGACGCGCCTTGACCCTGAATTGCATCACCATCGCATCATAAGCACGAATTACCTGTAAGTGGAATTTTGCAGAGATCCACATTGCGTACGAGTAAACCAATTCTTTTACGACGTATGTACCTTGCTTTTCCGCACCACCCTTAATTACTTTTACAGCACTTTGCAAATTTTCAGAGTTTATATTTTGACCGATATGAGAATTTGCATATCGCTCTATTTCCTCAATCAAGTCCTTGGTTTGCTGGTTGCGAAGAAAATAAGCAGGGAAATGTTTTTTATCATCACCACTTGCTTTATGTAGATCATTTAAGCAATAACGACCATTCTCATCCTGACGAATCTGGAAATCACCAATAACCAACGGTTGAGTATTTGGATTCGCTAAATTTTGTGTTAAACTAGACATTGTTAATATTCCTTTGTTGACAATCAATTAAGCCCTGCTCGTCAAAGTCTTGGGCTTTTTTGTTGTCTGTTGGTTTCATGCTTTCGCACTCTCTTGGTTTTCTCGCTTTTCTAACCATTCTTCAATGATCATATTTAGCTGAGCTGTGATAGTTCTACGATCCTTAATTGTTTCAATCTTGAATCGCTCTAAAGTTTTTTCAGGTATACGCACATTTACCTGCGGGTCTTGTCTTGCCATAAATCCTCCTATATAGCACGTGATTTAAAAAAACATCACAATCACATTAAAGCAAGTGCTTTATTGCATGTCAACTATTTTTGACTATTTATTTATAGCACTCTATAGTTTGAGTAATTTGAACATTTGAACATTTGAATATTTATGGCACGCACCGATCCTCAAGTTAATTTTAGAATACCTGCTGAATTAAAAGATAAACTCGATCAAGCTGCTAAGGACAACGGAAGAACTTTAACCGCTGAACTTATCCTTCGATTAGAGACGACTTTTGAGCAGGATGATCATTTGCAAGATTTAGTAGATAGAATTGAAAAACTAGAAGAAGCTATTGACAGCATGGAGTATTATCAAAATGACCACGGCCGAAGAATCGATGCATTAGAAGGTCGATACTAACTACCCTTAATTTGAGTATCTCGATATGATGCTCAGATCTGAGAATGAAAAAAGCACCCTAGGGTGCTTTTTTCATTTACCGCATTGAGAACAAACCCACCGATTTGCAACAGATGAGGCAGGTTTTGCAATCATATGCCACAAGAATGTTAGCACCCAGATAAATAACCAAATACCTGCTGTAAAAATAGCTAACACTAAATGCATCAACCAACTCATTTCTTTAATGTTTTTTTGGTGTAGTGTCTGCTTACCACACGTCTTACAAAACATCATTTGCTGTGCCACTTTAGTAGCCATTATTTAATACCCCTTGCATATTTAAGCCCAAGTAACAACCAGAGCACCAATAAATAAAAATTTAAGATTCACTCTTCTACCATACTTCCACAGTGCTTACACTTTATTGCAGCTACTTTTATTTGCTCGTCACAAAATGGACAGTTCTTGAATTCATCCACACTGGTACTTAATGGTTTTCCAGCATTATGGGTAAAAAGGTCATCAGCAACCAGCTTAGTTCTAGGTCTACTTGGCTTTGAGAATGATGGGGTAGCTAAATTTCTTTTTATATCTAAATCATTATCCTCTATGTTTTGAACTAAAGGTTTTGCTACAGCGGAATAAATCACCATAAAGCTTCCGATAAACAAGAACACCCAACCGTATTGTATTTGTACCGTGCTCATCATTGCTTCTGCCATACCACCAAAGGGATTACCTTTTAATTTATCGGCAACCTCTCCTTTAATACTATTTAGTTTATACAAGAGATAGATAAAATCTATTACCACTATTAGGATTGATATGCCGCCAGTAATTCTTAATAATTTTAAAGCATTAACAAAAGCCAAGATCAAGCTAATGATAGCTAAACCTAGTAAAATATAGCCATCAATACGTCCGCTACTAAATATAGAGACTGAACCTACAATAGGCATACTGGCTATTGGCAGAAAAACACCAAGCAATAGTAATAATCCGCCTGCCAGACCAATTAATTGTTGTTTTGAGAACTCCATAATTAACGCTCCCAAATAATGCGATAAATCTTTCCATCAACCACAACTATTGTATAGCGTTGCCCATTTACCGAATAAATATAGCTGACAGCTGCGTGAGGCCATCCCTTACGGTCATGAATAATATGTTTGAAAGAAGACTCTGGATTTCCCAGAACATCTACCATACGAGCCTGAGTGTTTCCAATCTCTACAAACTCAGTACTGCCACGAATTGAGCTAATATCAGTTGAAGCATACAAACTTGTTGCAATACCTATCCCCAATACCACTGCTAAAATTAACTTTTTCATTCTCATGCCTTTTTTTGAGATATTTTTGAGCATCTTAACCGAACGGTCTAAATTATCGCAATGTGAAAGAACATCCTTGTTCACTTATACCTCTTTATTCTATGCACTCATGTTCATGTCCATCAGGTATTTCTCTGCCTGTGCATGAGTAATCGAAATCAAACTGCATCTACAACCTTCTTGTGGTCTGCTCCAATGCTCAACAGCATGTTCTTGAAACTCCTTATCAAGAATATTAAATACTTTGCTACTGAAACTTTTACAAGTTTCCGGGGTATGGTCATCAATGATGGGGGCCCATAATAAGTAGCTCGAATTCTTATCCTTGCTATGCTCATAAATATCTTTAACAACCAGACAGTTAAAAACAAACATCTGTCTATTTGCAAACCAGGAGCGATAATCACGACTATTTTCCAGTAGTGTCCAGTTCACATGAGGTCGAATATGATCAGGGACTAAAGCAATATATCTTTCAGCAAATTTCTTGAATAAAATTCTATTGCTTTTAAGTTTCTCATTATCAAGATGACTCAGGAGGTCTAGTATCTCATGCTTAAAAAACTTTGAGTCGGCACCGCATGCCACACCCATATTTATCAACTCTCTCTGCTCGTCACTGCTGAATGAGTTAAACCATTTCTTATATGCTGCTCTACTTTCCGCTGTTAATACTCTTTTCATGATTAAGCTCAAGTGCACTTTTATAATACCGACCATTCTAATCGGAAATGGTAAATTTAATTATGTGAAAATGTTACATAATTCACACTATTTCTTCTTTTAGCTCATCAAGAAACTTCTTTAGTTCTTTAGCAGATGCATGCTGAGCGGATCTCACTACACTGGTTAGTGCCGAAAGCTTGTTCCGGTAATCCTTTTGGGCTGATTTTAGGTATTCACTGTAAGCACCATAAGTCATATTCATGATTTCGGTATGAGTGTGGCCAGCACTGATCAGTAGCTGGAATGAATCAAACCAGGTTGAATCATTGTCTTTTGCTGCCTGCTTTTTATTACGGCGTTTAGGCTGGTCTTCTTTAAAATAAGTACCGTTGACCTGCAGTACTGCTGATAAAACTTCTTTAAATTGCTGTTCCGATGTTGTGGCCAGATCGATCAAACTGGTTGCTGGAAGCTTAGTGGCCAAACTGCATATTCCCAGTACCTCAATTGAATGAGCCTTAAAAAGCTCGGTTAAAATTTCATCTGAATAATTTTTTCCCTTTAGAAAGCTTTTAACCTTTTCGGCATGCACTGCCCATTGGTCAAAATCTTTCATCTGGATCTGGTGTACTTCAACATCATTCACTGTAATAGAGCGATTAGCTGCCAGAAAAAAATTATTCATGAGGGGATCTCGAAAAAGCCACCCGAAGGTGGCGTTGGTTTGAATTTCGTATTTAAAATCCAGAATAGTTTTTGTTTATTCATCATCTTTAAAATCTAAGGATGGCTGAGCCTCCTTAATTAGATTATCCAGTTCTTTTAGTAATGCTGGCTTAGTTTGTTTGCCGTGGATTGATAGGAAGCTTGCTGCACCTGACAGAGATTGAGTAATCACCTCAAGTTGTGCTGAAAGCTTGCCAATGCGCACCTGTAGCCCATCCTTGAGTTGACGAGCCAATTCCTCTTGCTCGATGTAGTATTTGCGGATCTCATGACCTTTTTTATTGCGCTCCATCATCCCAAGGTGTTTGGTCATATCCACTGAGATGATGTACTCAATTAGGTTTTGTCCTGTTTTTGAAAGCTCCTCTTTTTTGAGGAGCTTAATAAAATCAAAATTCTCTTCAAAGCCACATTGTTTAATGCGTCGCTTAATCCAATCCGAAAAGTCCGTCTTAACCTCTAGCATTTTATGTAGGTCACGCGCATTCACGCCGAGCTGAACTTTTCCATTTAATTCGACTTCGACAAATGGGGTTTGATTTTCAATTTTTACGATTGCATTCATTGATCTGCTCCGACTACTCATTAAAAAAGAAGCACTGGCAAGAAGATGCAATGAATAGTCGAAACGACCATCTTCTTTTCGGGGATCAGCCTAGCCAGTGGTTTGCCTGAAAACAGGCGTAAAAAAAAGCCCTGCATTACTGCAAGGCTTATTTTTTCAGTTAGAAAATTGTCTAATCGTCCAATTTTCTTGTTTTGTTACTTAAGTTCCGTGCATTAAAAAAGCCGACTTGTTAGGCCGGCTTCGCTTTAAAAAATATACTTCTCTGTCATCAGGGTAGTAAATTACATAGGTTTGTATATGAGCCATATACAAGACGATATGCTATAAACACAGGCACAAAAAAAGACGCTTATGCGCCCCTGTGCCTGTATTTTGGATTCAGTTACTCAGCTTTAGTATCAAACTGCTACATTAAAACGATCAATGTGGCCAAACATGCTAAGTTCAGCATCATTTACCTTGGTAATGTCAGCCAGACATTCACCTTCAATATCGTAACTAGAGAAATCTTCATTGATCAGATCAAATTCCGTTTCCGGTGAAAACTCCACACGCCATAAAGTCACGGCAACCTTATCTCCTTTATAGGTATCAACACCTTTAAAGAAGAAGCGGTATTCATTGCCGATATCGTTTGCAATCGCAGTACGTGTTAATTTTCCGGCTTTACCTGACCACTTAACGTCACCAGTCGGTGCAATATTAAAAATCACTGTACCGAATGCCGAATCGAGTACATAGGTACTGGTATCAATATCTGTATCAGCGCCGTCTTTAAACTTAACTTCTGACAGATTACGCTCACCCAGATCAACCATGGTCCCAGCTTCAACAGTACCTAGTGAGCGATCAGCAATAGTGCTTGCAGATACTTCAGTAACTTTACCACTCATCACCATGGCAAGATTTTGCTTGGTTACCTCTTCCAGGGTACCGCTTACAGATACTCCTGTCTGTTTGCGTAGTACTGCATCTTTCGTACGAAAACCTGTTTTGGACTCATAGTGATCGGTTGAATCCGAAGTAATTTGAAGCTGCAGGGCTGGCATACTTCCTACCGGAAACATACCTGATACTGCACCATTAATAATTTTAGCCAAAAACAGTTCACCCTGTAACGAAATAACATCTGGTTTATTTCCCATCTGCTTTTACCTCTTTTGTAGTTTTTGCTGCAGCTGGTTTCGGCTCTTCAGAGGGCTGTTCTACCTCTTTGATCGTACCAGCATCTAATTGCTGTCGGATTTCAGCATCGGTGAGTCCACCCACGAAATCCCCTTTTTTGAAACGCCCTAAAGGTTGCTGGGCTACATATTGCTTTGCTGCCATGACTGGCTCCTAGATAAACATTTTGGATTCAAACACCAGAGTGATATAGACGCATGTTGGAGAGTAGTCCTCTTCAACTGCAATCAGGTTTAAAGGTCGTGCACTTGAAGCAGGCTGCCAACCAGATAATAATTCCAGGACTTGTTGCGTCAGTGCACCAGCACGATCCAGAACTGCAGAGCCATCATTAAGCTGTGCCGAAGCATGACGCTCAACCACCGTAACTTCCCATTGCTGGGCCAGCATGTTCATTGATGACTTTGCAACATCATCCAGCTTTCGGATACGGCGGTAATAGACCTGGGCATTTGGTGTAACCTGTGATAGCTCTGTAACATTTGCAGAGTTGGCCGGGGTATAAATCTTTTTAAGACCTGAAATCCCGTTGAGTTTCTCTGCAATTTCATCGCGCACCGCAAAGAAGTTTTTATCGCTCATCAGTTAAATGCTCCACGATATCATTTAATACATCCTGCTCATCCTGTTCGGTTAAACCCAAAAATGGACGGGCTGGCATATTGATGATGTAAGCCTTACCCATAGATTCCTGCATGAAGTTAGAACGGGATTTACGGACAAATCTGTTACCCACCGTGCCATCACGTCCCTGACGAAAATAGGTACGACGCATTCTGGCTTCATGACGTATTTCACCACCGAAGTGATGAATTGCGCCATAAATCACGTCAGTACCAATTTCTACTCCACTTTGCAGCACATTATGAGTAATGGAATCCATCAGCCGTGAGGTCTTACGCAAAGTGGTACCGCCTTCACGTTTAACTCGGCCAGACAAACGCCATTTCCCTTCAAGTCCTTCGCCCTGCGTCCATCTATTACGGATATTGCTTACTATTGTTTGGCCAATCGTATCGAACAGTCTCTGTTGCGTTTCTTCAAGACCTGAAAGACGATGGAGTGCTTGCATTACTGCTGACTCGCCATCAGCATCGATCTTTATTACAACACCAGCCATACCTCCTCCTTATTTAAATGAAGGCATCTTGTCTAGCGTTTCATCACCAAACACGCCTCCTACATAACTGGTTCCGATGGGCATTGTGGTAGGCCGGCCCTTGGGCTGATCATCTACAATTTCATTGGTTGCGGTCTGGATCTGTAGATGTGCTTTCTCGTCCTGTACCCGTTCAAGAAATTTAATTGCATCTTTATAACGGTTACGTACTTCTTCAGTGGGTTGCTGGTAATAAAGCCGGTAACGGGCAATATCACAGGCCATGCGGTTCAGATTACTGGGCACATTGGGAAGAGGTAGAGGATAACGGCCACCGATATAACCGTTAATCTCTTCTGCCGCATCCTGAAGTGCTTCATTGATAGAAGCTGCTGCATCTGCATGCATCAGCTTTAACTCTTCAATGTCATCAGCAAACCGCTTCACCATGTCTGCTTCTGTTGCGTACATAGATCACCTTACTTGGCTGTATCAGCACCCTGTTCAGCTGGCTTGTCATTAGCCTTAGACTTAGACGCTGGCTTGGCCTTTTCAAGCTCAGCCACCTTTGCCTTAAGCTCATCAATTTCCTGCTCAGCTTTAGCTTTATCAGCAGCAGCTGTCTGATTGGCTTCAGTTAAATTAGTATTTGCCGCTGTTAGCTCTGCATTGGCCTTTTCAAGTTCAGCCAAACGTGCTGCGGTACCATCTGCTTTAGGCTCTTCCGGCTCCTGATATTCTTCAATAGCCCCAGATGCTAAAAGGGCCTGAAGTTGTTTAGCTTCAAGCCCTTTGATTTCATCACCTGGCATAAAATGCCCGATGGATTGTTTTGCTGTGTACTTCGGCATTTTAGCCTCCTTATAGAGTAATGAAGCCACGGCCACCAACAACGCCGTTTTTGTTAGAAGGAACGACCAGTGGAGCAGATTCAGTCATCAGCATAATGCCGCTTGGATCTTCACAGTACCACTGACGGTCAAAGTACTGCTGAGCCACGCCATTAGCGGTCATGTTCTTAATCTTACAATGGGCCACCGAACCATTAGTATCCGAGATCAGACTGAAATAGTCTTTCTCAATGAAGCGGTTTACCTTACCCTTATGACGGTAGGTTGCATCGTAAACCCAGAACTCCACTCCATCAAAAGTACCTTTCAATGTCGGTTTCTGGCTTACACCGAAGCTTGGTGCAACTGGAACAGAGATACCTGCATATGGTGTCACAAATTCCTTTTTAAAATCTGCATCATTCCACAAAGCCTGCCACACCAGACCGGACATCAGCGCCATTTTTGCTTCACCACCATCTGCTTCGAGCTGACGTTCCAGCATACGGCGGATATCATCCACTGGCTTGGCACCTGCCTGTCCCCATGCCACAAGTGGCGTATAATTTAGGGATGCATCACGCTCATAATCAACCAGGTTGTATTCATAATCATCGGAATGCAGCAGATATTTGCCATTTTTCAGAAGATCAATGGCCATCATCAGAACCGAGTTATCAATTGCATCATGGTTGCGTTTCATGACAGCAATTTGAGCAATTACCATCTTTTCCTGTTCAGAGAGCTGCTGGTTACCGGTAGAGATAATCCCCGCAGTGCGTAAACGCTCTAACAAGGCAATTTCAAAAGTATCTGCAGCAGTCACCTGATTTTTAGGTTTGTAGTATGCCGGTTTAACATGAGTTACTTTTGCAGACTGAGTAGTTTCAAATGGCTTACCTGGCTGATTCGGTGATACCAGCGGTGCCAGATCATGATCAGCAGAAAGCTCAGCTAGTGGCACATCATCCCGGGTAAACAGTGGACGGTTTGGAAACAGGCGATCTAGCAGCCATGTATCCATCGGACGGTAATTGCTATGAATGAGAGCAAGCTCACCCACATCAAGAAGTTCAAGCGGAGTACCGTCAATATTAAAAGACTGTGGCATGTTTATTACACCTTAGAAAGTTCGATTTTGTTTTTGGTTGCTTTGGCGCGGGCAGCATCATATTTCGACTTGTCCAACAACGCCCCATTTAAAGACACGGCCTCAACGTTAAATACACCGCCGTAATACACCGGAATTTCAATCCCGTCAGCCGCTTTAATGGTTGCTTCGGCTGCGGTAACGTTCTGGCCACAGATCACATCCCAGGATGATTCATCTGCAGCATGAGTCAGTACATTGTCATCAGATAGTGTCAGTAGATCGCCGTAATTGTAGGCGGTACCAGCCATCACCTTACCATTGGCACGGCGCAGCTTTTCATTGTCGAGTACCAGTTTACGTGTGGTAAATGACACCGGTGGAACATAGTGAATAGGCATGAATTATTTCCCCTTGTTTTGTTCAGCGAAGGCTTTTGCACCTGCTGTGAATTGATGTTCTTGGTTACCACCCTGTCCGCCTTGTCCTTGTCCACCCTGTCCGCCAGTAGCCTGATGATTGAACAGGTAGTTCAGTGCAGGATTTACATTTGGTGTTTGTTGTTGCTGTTGGCCAGCTGGTGGCTGCTGCCCACCTGCAGAGAATTGCCGAAGCTGCTTTGAAGTAAAGGCAAAGACGGAATCATCCATATTGGTATAAGCCGTTTTATCTTCAGCACTGAATTGTGTTTTCAGCTCTGTTTCTAAAGCTGCTATCTCATCAGCACGTTTCTGGGCTTTAAACTGTTTCAGCTCTTCTAGCGCATCATCACGCTCCTTTTCTGCCTGCTGTTTGGCCTGTTGTGCTTTTTCTATTTCGGTCACGTCTGTGTCCTCTTCTGGTGGTTGATTAGAATTAGGTTTACCTGAGAAGGCATTGATTGAGGTATTACGATCAGCGCCAGTTGTGCAGATCGTGAACTCGCGAATACGATTCTGCCGGAATATGGTAATTGGGCCTTCGAATGTCTGGCCATTTACGACTACAGATTTGCCGTTTGAAACTTCCTCAACAGAACCCGGTTCGATATACATAGACATCTGAAAAGGAAAGCCATCATCAGAATCCTGGACAATTTCTTTAGCCTTCGTATTACTTAAGAAATCACCCTCTACTTCAATTTTTCCGCTAGTGTTGACTTGCTTTACAACACCAACTCGGCTTGAACTGAAATGCTCTTCCAGCAAGGCGGTTGGTTGATCAATCTCAATACCCTCAAGATCAAAGACCACACCAGAACGCCCCCAATACCAGTGACCATCTACACGACCACCGGCATAAGCCACACCTTTAAACTTTCGTTTTTTGTTCTCACCCTCGGGTTGTAAAACTTCAATTCCCGAGGCATTAAATAAGAGCTTGGAACGCTCTTCATTTGGATCTGGCATTTTTCATGCTCCATAAAAAAACCACCCCGAATGGAGTGGTTCAAATTAATTTCCTAAGTTTAGTTAGTTAAGGCTTTCAGTGTATAAACCATTTGGCCATTCGCTATTTCCCTTGAAACTACCTGAAAAGATATGCCTAAAGGAAACAGTACGCCTTGCCCTGCATTTAACTTTTCCAGATCAATACCTAACCCTTTAGCATTCTCAATCTGAATCAAGATATTTGAGCCAGAATCTGCTAATAGTAATGGTGCATCCAGTGTAATGACCTTACCTACCTCCAATGATGCAGCGTACGCTAGTGAAGCTGATCCGGCCACTGTAGTTGCACTATTTGATGCTACTGCCTGTAGCCTGCCTAAATCCTCCTTCAACCAGCGTTTAAGTACTTCCTCAGCCAAAGTGATAGGTGGTTGCTTTAACTGCGCCGTAAGAGCTGAATCATTGCCCTGTATATAGTCCAAAAATGTACGAATCGCACTTGGCCGGATATCTGGATCAAGTGGAATAACTGTATTGGCCACCACATCAAATAAGTCCCGGGTACTATCATCCATTGGAGCAAATAAACTGGCCAGCCTTTTACTTGCTGTCCACTCGGCCTTGATGATCTCTTTCTGCTCCAGCAAAAATGCTTTATCCAGGTCAGAATCCAGAATCTTCTGGTCCACCAGACCAGATAGATCGCCATAGGTCATTGGACTGGTACTCCATCCCATTTCCTCAGCCACTTCCGGTAGCTGATCATCTGGCGTAATACCATATTTCAATGCCTGCTTCTCGGTTAAGGCAATCACTGTACAGCGACACATGAAGCTCCACGGCGGGTAATACATGAGCCAGAATGGATCATCGATATGACGAATAATCCGATTTAATGCCAGGTGACTTGGACGGACCCGGCTATCATCGATAGCTGAATACATCAGGTATGGTCGTTTGTCCCTATTGCGTTGCTGCTGTTGCCAGCGTCCATGACTATACGCCGTCTGAATATTGGTCCTAAAAACATTCTTGAGATAAGGCTCACTGAGCTTGATCTCATTTTCAGCGACCACTTTCTTAAAGTCCTCAAATGTCGAGCCATCTGCAATGGCCTTGTTTACAGCGGCTATCACAGTCTGGATCTGTTCTATGCTCGATAAAAAACTGACCGTGGTGGCCAGTTGTCGTGTCTTGAGGTCCAGAGAGTAAAACTCATCAGGCAATACGATTTTACGAGACCGGGCAAACTGTAAGGCCTCAAGAAATGTGACTGGTTGCATTGGCAGAATCCTTACTATAAACATGCCTTGCATTCAGCCAAAGCTTGAAATATTCATCACGAATATCAAAGTAATGGCCCAATTTCTTACGCTGATATATTGAGAATTCATCGAAAACCAGTCCACAATATTTGGTGCAAAACTCTTCAAACTCATCATATAACGTCTGAATATCTTCCATCACTTCCCTCCACTCGCCATCACATACCCCAGCACATCACCTGCATATAAAGCCCGTTCCAGATTCGCCGTGAACTGAGACTGACTGGCCTCAGGCATAAGCTGTATTAGATGAAAGGCTAGATCTTCTGGTGTTTCACTCTTCTGCAGGAGCTCGTTTACCTGATCATTGCTTAAGAGTTCAATATTGCGCTGTGCATCAGTCAACTCTTCTACTTCCTGCTGTTCAGGTGATAGCTTTCTGGTAGTTGCTGCAAAGCTAAAGGCTTTATGGGGTAAAGCCTTAAACTGCAGATCGGGTTGGTTCAAGTCAGTTACAGACTTTAGATCACCCTCTTGCAAGCCATACTCGCGAATAAAGTAGTCATCCGATAAGTTTGCACCTGCATTTTTCAGGTGAACATCCCGTTCGGCCTGCTCTTTGTTAAGTGGTTTAGGCTTTTCACCTAGCATCACTTCATACTCACCCCAACCGTTTAAAGCGCATAATGCATTAACTACAGCTTGTAGTGTAGGAGTTACAAGTCGAATATCGGACTTGAGCTTATCCATCCGGACATTTTCATGTACTTGGCCAAGGCTGTAACTTCCTTTCCCATCCGTACTGCTGGTAAGCGTCTGCCCTAATACAACTTTCTGAATCTGGCGAATCAGCTGATTATTGAATGCTTCAAATGCTGCACCCGCTGAACCATTTGTTCCTGGTGCAGAGAGTATTTGCACATCATCCTCTATATCAATTGATAAGACGCTTTGAGCATGGGCATTTAATAATGCTTTGCTCATATCATCCGTTTCAGTATCTTTACATTTACCCAGTAAGATCGGTGTGCCGAAACGTTCCAGAAATTTAGCCCAGAACTTAAAGCCGTTCTGCTTAAAGAAAAATAGCCAGTAGAGAGTTGCTAGAAGTGCTTTTCCGTAAGGCTGCTCATAAGAGGCTTTACGGCGTGTCAGGAAAAATTTGAATACCTGGTCTACCTCATGCTCACCGTTAATGCCATCCTGTCTATAAATCAAACGACCATCATTTTTAGGCTCAAACCACTGCATCGGCTTTTCACCAATCCACTGCAGGCCCACATAACCTTCAGGCTTAACTTCATATACAGCTTCTTGAACTGAATAACCAAAGAACAGCGCACTCATTGCACCAGTAGCAATCTCATGAAACCATTCTTTGAGTACCAAATTCAGCATTTCAGCTTCTTTAGTGTCACCCGGCTCAATTCTGAGTGGTGTAGCAAGTAGTGCATCAATACGTGTTTCAACCACTTGTGCAATTTCATCATCATCGAGTAGCACACGTAACCTATGACGAGTAATACCAGCTTTACGGAGTACTTCATCTGTATCTGGCTGCTTGCCAAAATTTACCAGAAACTGAGTAACGGCCTCTTGTGTGTATAAGTTGCCATAAGACAAAGCCTTCTTTGACGCTTTGTCTTTTTTAGACTTTGCCATATTTGTTCCTTAATAAGTTCGACTTCCTGCACCTGCAGGTTTTTTCGGAGTTCTAGCTTCATTTAGCTCGTTAAATGCATCGCTACCGGCATCCACCTGGTCATCATGTTTCCCATTGGGAAAGTTTCGTAATTCCTCAATGAATGCCTTATTCCAGTCACCACGAAGTATTTTCACATTGCCTACGTTGACTTGGGCTGCAAATGGTTGAGCTCGAGTAATCTTGTCACCCGATACTGTTTCTGCCTTTACATTGAATCCAGATAGCTTGGTAATGAAGTTCTTCGCTTGAGCTTTACCCGCTTGCCCCGGATCTTGTGGTAATCGTATTGCTACAGACTTACCATCCAGCTCCGCAGTTTGTTTGATGCGTTTTTCAACGCCGTCAGGGCCTAGCTGAGCATGCTGTACATCGACGATATAGATATAACCATCTCGGCTTTTAGCTTCCTTGACACCTGCAGTGTAATCCCCTTCATTCTCAGAAGATGCTAAATCCCAAGCACGTACCTGATGAGTGATATCCGCAGGTAATGCATCCACAATTTCAATATTGTCAGGCTTAAAAAAACCACCAGCTGGTGGTGAGGGTCTCTGACGATATTGGCCGGCAAAAACATACGGCGCTGCCAGCTCCATTCTTTCAAGCGTTTCAATGCTATGTTTCTCTGGCCAGAGTGCTGACCCATCAGGCTGAATAGCTGAAAGCTCTAAGTGCTCCCATTCCTCACCATTTCCGCCGTCAAGTAGCCAGCCTGCCAAATCTTCCTCATGCAAACGCTGCATAATGACAATGATTGGTGTATCTGGTGAGTTGGTACGAGACTCAAGTGTATTTTGGAACCACTCAATGACATTCTTACGAATGGTATCGGAGCTGGCTTCACTTGCCTTATGTGGGTCATCAATAATGATTGCACCCCCAAAAGACTCTCTAATCTTGCCAGCACCAAAACCTGTAATAGTTCCGCCCGTACCCTGTGCATAGCACACACCACCAGCAACAGTGCGCCAATCATCCTTAGCCTTACTATCATCCCGTAGTATAAGGTCGGGAAATATCTTTTTAAAAGCGGGCTCTTGGACCAGATTACGAGTCTGAAATGCATTATTTGCAGCCAATGTGGCAGAGTAACTCACATGAATAAATTCGCAGTCCGGCACTTTACCAAAGCACCAAGCCATAAAATTAATTACCGCCAATTCAGTCTTGGAGTAACGTGGTGGAATATTAATGATTAAGCGTTTTATTTCACCGCGAAAAACTTTCATAAGTGCATCGCAGACCACCCGATGATGCCAGTTATGCATCCACTTATACTTACGACGTTCTTTGAACATATAGCGAGAGAAGAAATACAAATCCTCTTGAGCTTCAACTTGTATTGCCACATCTCTCGCTTCAGTAGTCATTTAAAATATCCTCTCGGGCTTTTTTAAACTCATCCAAAGTAATGGTTGTATTGACTGTCTGGATTGGCCCGCCATTCTTGCCAGTATGTTCTACCTTGTCGTTGAACATACCAATGTGTTTACCAATGAGCTCAAGCGACTTGTTTGCGCCTGCCTGATCAAACTTGTATTGAGGCGCATACTCACCATCTGGCCCCTGAATAAACACAGGATTGCCTTCACGATCCAAAACCTCTTCAGCTTGCATACACCGCTCAACAACAGATTTCAGGTTTTTCAACACGTAAAAAGTGTCTAATCCCAATTCTGCCAGCATCTCACTTTTTAAATACTTGATGCGTTCCTGAACTTCTGGCCGCAAGTAAATCTTGTGCGAGTTTTGACGCTTGGCCCAACCCACAATTCGACCAGCTTCAGCAACACTATTGGTTTTGATGTACTCAAGACAGAACTTCTCATAATCCGCGTTCTCCAACTCAAGCGCACCAGGTGGAAGCTCCACTTCATTGATTTGTTCTGACATAAATGCCTCACATTAAAAAACCCGCACTAGGCGGGTTCAAAGATTTAATGATTTTAGGTGCAACCTATTGCTCGCAACCTTTTCGAAATCCGTTGCTGGATGTTCGTCCTCAAACATCCCTTTTCCGTCTCTCAAAGAAATAAAAGTGTCAATATCTCTAACACAGATAACGCCATTCTTTTCACTGCATGTGCATTCGTATAGCTTCCCTGTTGCTTTGTGCTTCACTATATTTTCAGTATAAAGCATGCGCCTATCCCTATAATAACGTTTAATTATTATACTAAAATCAGCACAATTAAGACACTGAAACCCTCTAAAGAGGGCTTAATTCAAACAACAAAAAAGAGCGCTCACGCACTCTCACATTTCCCACACTTCCTACACTCTCTCACCCTGAACACATCATTCTCAAACTCCCACTCATGGAAGCAGAATATCTGGCGTATGTATCGGAGCATTCCTTTTCTCCTGAATTATCGTACGATAATGTTTTCAAACACTTAGCTTGATTAAATTTATCTTTTTGTCATCTTATGCAGGTTACCAGACCAGTATTCATGGTTACACTTCTGGCATACCCAAACGCTGCGCGTCCATCCCATTGCTATAATTTGATCACCATGAATTGTTTTGATCTTTTTGTAGTCATGCTTGCACGTTAAACGCTGATAGAGAGCCACCAGTATTCCAATGGGTAGCAATGGAACAATCAGGATGTTCACTATTAATTTCCGTAAATCCATCAAAACACCTCTCTATCTTCCATCACCAACATCCGATTCACTCTCACCAACCACTGATCAAACATGGCTTCACTCTCTGCCCGATTGCCCAATTGGAAAGTATCGAACTTGAAATGACAGGAATGGCATAGGCAAACTGTGAACTGGTCAGAAGCCTTAATCCCTCTACCCTTACCATGCTTGGTACTATTTGAATGAGCAGCCTGGCTATTGGGATTACCACACCGAATGCATGGAAGCTTTCTGATTGCTGCGAGTCTTTTTGGATTCCGCATTTAATTGTTCTTCTATGCCGTGGATCTGTTTATTCACTTTGCGAAGTTCAGCGCCACACATTTCTTTAAATGCATAGCTTGAATACAGATGGTTGTAATTCATCAATCGGCTGCGGTTCTTTTCCAGAACTTCTAAATTCCGTTTTGCTTCTACTATGTCCATAAGCACCACCAATAAGAAAAGAAAACCCCTCAACATTGAATGCGAGGGGTTTTATTTGCCGTAATACGTCCGGCAAATGCTACCGCAATTACGACATTCAGCTGGAAGCAATTATTTCTGTTGCTCCAGTTTAAGTTCATCATAACGATCCAAGCCAAAAGCCCAGTCAGCGTTACGATCATGCATTTCATGCGCCAAATCTTTTGGCATGAACATCATAAGCGGATGCACAATGCAATTATGAACAAAACATTTTACCCAATTTTTCACAATGTACTCTCCCTTAATTATTTAACTTCTTTCATGCAATCCCGACACACTTTGATTTCTTCATCGTCAATCGTGTGGTCGATCTCAGTCGCACCGTGTAGGCCGAATAAACAGAATATAAATTGGAGCATTTGATTCTCCTTATTCTCGACTGTTCCAGACTTTAACGGCAAGGTTTACGACATCACGTTCAATTTCCCAATCCAAGCAAACCCACTCATCAAATAACGGATGAGAGCGTCGCCAGCCTGCAAAATCAGTATCAGGCGACATAGAGCCGCACTCATGACAACTCGCCTGAGCTGACCATGTACTCAAGTGCTCTCCCTCTTCCTTCGTCGTATCAACACAAATCGAGTTAGACCCACACCAAGGACAGGGCTTAAAAGCCACATCTGGACGCATATTATTGTCTTGCGTTGCATGCCACCGATTACCAGTCATGTGATTTCCTCAGCAGGGTAAATGTCTTTTTAAGGACACAAAAAAAGCCCACATTTCTGTGAGCTTCTTCTTGAACGCCGACTGGGAATCCCCGGTCCAAAACGTAATTATTGATTGGCAAGTTGCGACCTCTTGCTTGTGCATCTTCATCGAATTTCACGAGTCTGTAACGCACTTATCATTTTACCGTATCGCCTACGGATTCAATCAATATTGAGTGAATTACTATAACTTCGTCCACTCTAACAGAAAATACCGTTTTCGCACGCGCGTGTCAATATCTAGCCAATTTTTAGTCTGTTATCGCGGGAATGAATAAAATGACGACCACAATTAATCATCATTCGAGCTTGAGTTTCCCCCTGATTAGTTAGTGCGCCTACTGCCTTATGGCTACGATTCTCCACCTTGTGCTTCACCAGACACATCACTGCATACTTGGCTGTAAAATCCACTGACTCAGATTGAAAGATACTCCTCAACAACGCCTGCACCTGATCTGCTTCAAAGTCGCTAATCTCACAACGGATATAGGCCTTACCCTTCGGCATTTCCTTGCCTGCTTCACGCATCAACCAGTAAATCTGATTAATATGCAAACCATCGGGATAGTCTCCTCCTCTCATGCGCTCAGTTTCACACCAAGCCCCGAACTGCTCCAGCCAGCCATCAATTGTATATTTCGCCCAATCCATTACTTGTGTTTTCACTGCCGCATTCATCCCGTTCCCCTTTATGCCCTACAAATTCACGTATTTAAAAAACAATGTGGTCCCGTCCTGTTGAGGGATTGAAACGCTTTGGCCCTGTTCTAAAGTTTCAATCTGTTCTGTTGTTAAGTGTTTGCCTGCGTGTTTTAGGAAGTCTTCTTTAGAATCAAATTTGGCTTTTCCATAGATATTTGTATTGGTCTCATTCCAGTGTTCATAAAGCCAATACTTACCATTTGAATAAAGCGCCCAATCAAAATTATTAGTACTCATCCCATCCACCCTCAAACCCTTAACTTTTCAACTTGAATAATCAGCTTCCCGCCTTTTTCTGATGGCAACCGCTTCACGAGCAATTCATCCACCTGGGAATCATCCAGAATCAACCCACCTTTTGACAAAGCATCAAAGCATGGTTTTACGATGTTATCGATGTCGCGTATTTTCGCATCAGGTGGCGCGTATTCGATCTTTACGCGAACTCTGCCCTGATACCCTGCCGGCTCAATAAAACGCTTCATAACGTCAATAAAGTGGATTGCACGCTTACTGAGTCGGCTAGTCTTGTTCTTGCCTCTAATCCAGTAGTGATTCACCGAAGGAGGCGTGATTAAAACTTCACACCAAAGCAGTTCATTGTTCATCGGTCCAAAGCCCTGACCTTCGACCAGATGGGCCGGAACCTTTGGCATTGGATCTGGATTGGATTTCTTTTTCCCCGACTTGGTTTTCACACCAAATCGAGGGCCTAGTCCGGCTTTAAGCGCTTGTGTTGCAGTAATGCGAAGGTTAGTCATTGGCACCTCGCTTCTCGACCACATCAAGCTCAACTATCTTGTAAACCTTTCCTTTGATATCAAAAGGCTGGCCTGTGCCTGCTCGTTCTGCCCAATAGCTATAGCAGTAAGCAAAACCCCATATAAATCCGATCAGCCCAACCAGTATGCAAATAGCAATATTATTCATGCTCACCTCGCAAATCGATCTGGTGCTTAGTAAGGCGAGCACCATTGTTTATTTGATCTTTCGCCTTCTGGCGAGCTTCGGTGAATGAGTTATTGACACCTCGCAGGGCCTCTAAATTCTCAATTTGAGCCTCGATAACACCCGCAAACTCACTATCATCAGACCATAGATCAAACTCATTTCTTATACTGATGGTGAGCTTTCTGTATTTATCAATCCGCTCCTGCAACTCATTCCTTTCTAACTGAGCTTTAGTTGCCAAGGCGCTATCACGCAGCATCACTTCTTGCAGCACTACATTCTCTTTCCGGCAGCATTCGAGCTGGGCTTTTAGGTTATCAATTACCTGCTGCTTTTCATGACCAATCTCAGTCAAGGCATCCACGGTGTATTGCTTTTCCTTCAACATGTCGAAGAGTTCCGCCACGGTTTTATGAGCTACTTCCTTAAAGTTATCCATCACCCTTCCTCCCTACGCTGTCCGCACTTAATGCAGTCCCGTACCGAACCATCTACTGTTGCATCAACCCAGCAGTGCTCACACTTCCGGCGTTCAGTTTCGAGAATGGCGGTTGGTGTGCCTCGGTTGAGCTTGTTGAGTTCGGTTTGTAGTTCTTTAGCTAGCTCAACACAGACGTAGACCAAGTTTTCTCGATCTGGCGCGCTCAAATCATTGGCGGTATAACTCGGCAGGAGCTTAAGCAGACATTCCTGCGCCATATCCTCAACTGATCTCATTGGCATGCCTCCACGTCTGCGATGGCTTGTTCAGCCTTCTCAATTTGAATGAGAACAAGTGGCTTGTTGCAATGAAAATAAGTCGCAAGACTGAGTTTGCTCTTTGTCTCTTTTACCCATGCTTTTAGAGAGTTTAAACCGCCACACCTCTCAACTAGCTCATGACTCTCAACAATGCGTTTTAGGTCATTAATATTTACGCAATGGTCGGCATAGTTCTCTGTGGTGTTTAATCCAAAATTCTTAACAAACTCAGTTGCTTTCATAATTCCCTCTTGGCTCACGTTGTCATGCTTAGTCATGCGGTGGCTCCCCAACTGATCATCTTGCCTAGCAGCACCGCTGCTGGATTTCTCTGCTCAACCATCCCCACACACGTTGCAGTAGCCCACGCACTCACAGCTGTAAGCCCTTTTAAATCTTCATCCACTGCATCAAGCCATTGCTTTGATACGCCTTGCCAGCGTGTCTTGATGCCATCGCTTTCAACCTTGATATGCTTGGCACCATTGATCACTTCCTTGATGCTCATTGGTTTATTGAAAGACCATTCCATTTCATGCTCATGTAAAGTGCCATCGTCAGCCTTGGCGATAGTCTTGATTGTCACATTCCAGATTTGCTTGCGTTCTACACGATGAGCCAGAAACAATGGAACGAATGAACCCTGGTAAATCTTCACCAGATCATCGTCATTTACATTGCGATCCAGTGATTCCACATACTCAGCTGTGGATAGAATTTCCCAAGTTGCGGATAGTTTTTGTTTTGTCTTTTTCATGGATTTGCTCCAAATAGCTGTTTGGCTTTTTCAGTTGGTTTAAAACCTTCTGGGTTTTGCTTATCCCCTGCTACATACCCGGCCAATTCAAGCTGCTCCACAAATGTTCTAGCTGGCCGAGCTGTTCCACCAATCCATTCATTTACTTCTTTAACTGAGGTGCGTCCTGTTTTAGCAATCATGCGACGCAAGACTAGAATCATTTTTTCGCCTTGTCTGACTGCGTGCTTTGATCGAACCCAATCCACGGTTTTGTTGTCATGTTGATCTTTCATGCGGCACCCCACGTTTCATCAAACAAGATAGATTCGGATTTGGCACATTTAGAGCAGCCTTCACCATCGCTTGCATCTCGCAAATAGAAGTACCATTTGCCGCTTTTATACGAATCAACAATTATCTCTGCCGCTTTCTTTTTAACGTCCCGTATAGTGCTGCCCTCAGGGAAGCGGATAATTTCCCCAGACTCACCATGCGGGCCAGCAGATATATCTAGCTCATGGATTCGCACATAGTTGCCAAACCTATTTCTTTTCCTTTGCGTTGTGATAGTGAGCGTGTTGTAAGCCAAGTTGTCATAAGCACCCAAGCCTTCTAAATACTGAGTCTCGCTACCCATTGAGTCTTTTTGCTTTACCCAATTCCGCTCAAAAACTTCACCAAGCGACAAAACATCCCTACATGAGCACTTGTGATTAACACCCAATCCAGACAGATACCCATCTTCCTTAACCTTGCGACCAGAGTTGTATGTTGTTTCGGTCACTATTTTTTTTCGAAGCAGATCGCCCAACTTAACCTCTTGAAGGAAATTCACACCCCACCTCCCATACTCTCGTAATACTCGGGACTCAGGTCAGCAAAGCTAGAACGAGCCAAATCAGTTGCCAGTCTTACGGTTCCGGTTGATCCGTTGCGGGCCTTTCCAATGATGATTTCTGCGGTTCCAGCTTCCTTAGAATCACGGTTATAAACTTCATCGCGGTAGATAAACATGATGATGTCTGCATCCTGCTCAAGATCACCTGACTCTTTCAGATCGGCATTAACCGGGCGTTTGTTTGGTCGGTTTTCAAGATTCCGGTTCAACTGCGCCAGAGCAAATACAGGGCAATCAAAATCACGCGCCATACGCTTAAGGTCTGCTGAAACTTCGCCGATATCCTTGTCACTGCGGCCAAAGTTATTTTTAGTCAGTGGCGTCACTTTCTGGATGTAATCAACAAAGATTGCACCAAGCTTTCCGTACTTCATTGACATCTTTCGGGCCGATCTACGGATAGTTGACGTGGTGGTCCGGGCATTGTCATCAATCTCAAGAGGAGCCTTTTCAAGAATGGCTGCGGCTGTATTGATCTTTCCGCAATCTTCCATTTCGGCATGACCACTTAAAACCTTGCGAAGCTCAACCTGTCCGATGCCACTAATGAGACGCTGGGCAATTTGCTTGCCTGACATTTCGATTGATACGAACAGAACAGGCAGGCTTTGGTTAATCATCATGTCTGCCGCCAGATTCTGTGCAAATGTGGTTTTACCCATACTTGGACGAGCGCCGATAATAACCAGATCACCTTTTCCGATTTCACCAAGCTTGTTATCCAGTTCAATGAAACCTGTCTTGATTCCACCTTCAAATGCTCTGTTCTCATGAAGTGCGGCATGGCGATCCAAGAATTCACCAACGGCTTCTTTAGAAAACTCATGAGCATGTTTCAGCTTGTCATCGACCTGACCTATGTCCAGACCTGTAACTAACGCCTGTGCGCGATTCAGTGCCGTTTCTGAGGTATGTGAAACCATGTCCAGTGCCAGCGCACCAATCTGCTTACTTGCATCCTGAATCTTGCGACGAGTTGAAAAATCCTTAAGTTTTTTAATGTGAGTACCCAGCAGACTGTACTGAGCAATACGGCTCATCAGGTTCACCAGAAACTGCTCATCAATCACAGTGTTCTCGAGCCCATTAGAGCGGATCAGTTCCCACAAAGTAACTTCATCGTAAGCTTCGCCTTTAGCGAATTGGCTCTTGATGTGAGTACAAATGACTTGATGCTGTACTGCATAAAAATCTTTCGGGTCCAGCTGCTCGATGTACTCGTCAGTGCCCTGCTCTGCACCAATGATGGTTGCAAGAATGCTTTGCTCAACCGGGATAGAAAATAATTCAATCATTGGTCCATCCCCTTAAATTTCTTGGCTACGCCTTTAAAGGCGGTAACTGGTTGTTCAGGGATGGTGGCTTGGGTAGGAACTTGCTCCTGGTATTCAGCAAGGTTGATGTTCTGCAACCAAGATGCATTGAAGCCCTGCCATGAACGTTCGATGCAGATCTTCAGCACAGTGTTGATATTTAAATTTGCTTTGTTGAATTCACGTTCAAAACCTTTGAAAGCTGTTTCGGTATTAGCAGCTTTTTTGTTTTTACGGACAGCCAACCAATCTTTGATTAACTGCTCATCAGCACCTAGGTTTTCTAATGATTCAGAGAAAGAAAATTTAATATTATTTTCTTTTTTCTTTCTTTCTTTAATAGAGTACGGATTTTCCGTACCAACTAAGTACGGATTATTAGTACCAACTTGGTACGGTTTTTCCGTACTAACTGACTTAGTACTATTTTTCCGTACTAGTACGGTTTTTTCGTACTGATCAAAAGTAAGAGAAAAAGTATTAATGTGGGTACTACGATCAACAGAAATGATCTTTAATTGTTCAAGTTCACGAATTGCATCAATCACTGTTTCCTTGCGTTTAATGCCAGTGATTTCTAAAAATAAAGTTTGTGCAATCTGATAGCTGTCACGTTGATAACCAAGTGTGCAGCGAATAATAACGCTCAGGCATTTATAAGCATTTGGGCTTATGTTTTGCATGATGCTATCAATCACAATATTCGGCATCTTTGTGTAATTCTCTTCCACAGTAACCGCCTGTTGTATGAATTTTTCAAAATCCACGCCAATATTCATTTGCCACCTCCAATAGTGAAAGCAAGCAATTGCGCTTTGGTTTGAGACACGGCCTGAGCATTAGGCAAGGTTTTTTCTACCGCATATCGCTCTACCGCTTTTTGAAACAGATAGATCTTTTGGTTTATTTCTATCTCTGCTAAAATATTTTTGTTCATTTAGATTTCCTAATGTTGGTGAACACTAAAAGCCTGATCTCAGAAATCAGGCTTTTTCATTTTGTACAGCAGCTAAATATTTCTTCATTTGCTTATTCGCTGCTTGATCAACAGCAGTAATGAAATCAATCATTCTTTGAGCAATTTCGTGAATTTCTTGATATTCATCAGGTGTCACCACGCCATCTTCATAAGCCTCATAAACCTTCTGATTGACCTGGCCGCTGCAAATGTTGTGCTGCATCATTGCTTCAAAGATAGAAAGCTCACGATGTTTATCGCCATCACAACCTGCCGGAACCAAAGCCATATTTAAGCTATGAGCCCACACTTGGAGTACTGCCGGGTTTTTGGTGTAGTCCAGTAAAGCTTCAAATTTCTTAAGGCTCGGCAAATAGTCCATATTTGGATTGCCATAATTCAGAACGGTTTTATGAGAGTCGCCCAGTACTTCAGCAATCTGTTTTGCATCAATACCTGGTGTATGACGGATCATCTTATACAGTGCAGCTTGTGCTTCTTTGCTAAATTCCATATGTGAACCCTTGTTTTTATTCACGTTTACTAAAAAACTTAAGTTGTTGATAATTGATTTAAGTGGTTAATAAGCGCAAATCGGCTTTTAACTTGCCTTTGGTCTGGATCTGGAGAATTGCTTGGGTTGATGCTGGAATTCCGTAAGAGCGCCATTTACTGATTGCCCCACGAGTTTTTTTTAGAATTCGTGCTAAGTCAGCATCACTCTCAGCTCCGTAATGATCCTTTACGTCATCTACGGTCATATTGTTTACCTTAATAAACTAAAAGTTTCCCTAAGTAAACCATAAGTTTCTTTTTGGGTCAACAAGGTTGTTTACTATCGGAAACAATAGTTATGGGTATTTTTGCAATGAGCAGCGTTTCTGAGCGTATCTTGATGAGAATGAAGGAACTTAACCTTCAGCAAGTTGATTTGATTGAGGCTACAGGCCTCAGCAAAGGTACGGTCTCTAAATGGATCTCGGGTGTGAATACCCCTAGTGGTAAGAGCATTACTTCTCTTGCAAAAGCCTTAAAAACATCACCTGAATGGATTTTAGATGGTGAGGGCCTTAAGAATCTTGGCGGCCCTATAAAAGAAGAAGATGGCAAAGGTTTTAACAACGTCAGATTTAATGGAAAAAAACTTACAAGGATTCCAGTGTTAGATTTTGTTCAGGCAGGATTGTGGCGAGAAGTCGCCTATGATGGTGGTGAGCCAAAGGGGTATACCCTCACCACATATGAGAATAAGGACCCGAGCACTATTTTTAGTGTGACCGTCGAAGGTATGAGCATGTATCCAGATTTTCAACCTGGTGATGATATCGTAATTGATGCCTCAATCGCACCCCAGCCAGGTGATTATGTAGTGGCTCAAAATGGTGATTATGAAGTTACCTTTAAGAAATATAGGGTTGTGGGTTTTGATGAACATGGTCGCGAGGTTTTTGAGTTAGTTCCACTTAATCCAGATTTCCCTATTCACAACTCACAAAAGCATCCTATTTCGATTATTGGTGTAGTTGTTCAGCACCACAGAGAGTTTAGAAAATAATAAAGCCGCTATATGCGGCTTTTATTGAATAGATAAAATTGTTGAATTGTATGGGGGTGTATAAACGATGAATAATGAAATTATTATGGGGCAAATAAAGAGAGCACTTGGAAGTCTAAGCTTTGAAGTATCTATGAGCACATCATTAAATCAATTATCAATAAATGTTCATGCAGAACAATTTTTCGTTGAATTGCTTAATGAGCTATTTAATTATAATTTAGTTAATACTAATTTTGAAGAACAGAATGCTGCATCTATAGATTTACTCGATGAAGATAATAGAATTGCTATACAAGTAACTTCTGATAGCTCTTTAAATAAAGTAAGACAAACTCTAAATAAGTTTTGTGAAAGAAATTTTAATAAAAAAGTTGATAGATTAATTATTTTAAATCTAATTAAGAAAACAAAGCATAAAGAAGTAACCTTAGGTGAAACTGATTTTAAAGTTAACTTAAAAGAGGATATATGGGATTATACCGATTTACTTGCTGAGATTAATAATTTAGAGATAGATAAATTGATTCAGATTCATGAATTGATAAATAAACATTTAAATCCGAGGGTGTAAATAATTCTGTGTAAATACAGTTTTAAAAATACTTGGTTACACGCTCTTCAAACATGATACTAAAGCGATTCATGGCAGCTTTCCAATTCTGAATAGGCATCGTCCATTTTTTGCTTGCTGCCATAATTGCTAAATATACCACCTTTTTCACGGAATCATCAGTTGG